GCGCTGCTGGTCAAAGCCACGATTTGCGCTGCCCTCACCGAAATAGTGTTTGCAGACGGGCACGGGCTTGTTGGAGCAGGTCTCCATGGGCATATCGTAGTTGGCGGCATCCACCAGCATGGAGCGCCATGCTGCCAGCACAGAGGCGTGGTAGATACGGCCAGCGGTGTCCTGGTTCTGCGGCCAGAACACCTTGGAACGCTCGTTGCCGTAGCCGTTGGCGTCCTTCCACTTGATGGCCGCTTCGATGGTGTCCACCTTGGCTTCACCGTCCGCCAGCGGCAGATCGGCATAGACGAAAGCATCCCAGTGGCCGTTGATCTTGGCGCCGGCCTTGATGATAGCCTCGTAGACCTCGGGGATGTGGCTCCAGTTGGGGGAGAGGATCAGATTGGGGATCAGACCCAGCTCCTGGTAGACCAGGTCGACACAGCCCAGGCCGGTATAGACGCCGCCAGCGGTCACGCCGCCGATGATGTCCTCTTTCACCAGGGCAGAGGGGTCGACTTCGGAGAAGGTGGCCTCCACGGTGCCGGTGATAGCCTCGCCGATGCTGTTGATGATGACCTGGCCCTTGGTGAAGTCATAGTCCACAGAGTAGTCAGTGCCCTCCACCATATCGGCCAGCACCAGGCTGTCCAGGATAATGGTGTCGCTCTTGATGGTGGACTGACCATTCACAAAGGTCAGAGTGGCGGTGGTGTCCGCCTTCTTCTTATGCTTTGCGGGGTCCAGCACGTTGATCGCCACGATGGGGCCAGCGTTGCCGGCGGCGTTGTCGAGGTGCATCTGGATCGCCTCGCACAGGCCAAAGGCGGGCCAGTTGTCGGAGTAGCCCATATAGCGCTTGGCGGCGCCAAAGGTCTCCAGCTTGACCGGGACGTTGACGCAGTCCGCAAAGCCACGGATCAAGTTGACCGGGGCTGCGTCCACATAGACGGCGACGGTCCCGCTCTGGGTGCCGACCTTGCCGATGCTGCCGGCAAACTCGCCGTATGTGCCGTGTTTATATGCGGTAGACATTGGGTGTCATTCCCTCCTTACAAAAGATCTTGTACTTGTTCGATGTTCCGAACGAGTTGATAATTCACCCGGAAAGAGATCCAGGCGAACCATAGGGGATAGAGGTCCGGGATGGCCTCCTGTTCGGTCAAAGGACCGTATTTGATGGGGACAGTGCGGTCGATCACATAACCGCCGATATGCGTGACGCTTTCCAGCATCCGCAGAGCAACGTCCACAAAGTTCCACACGTCCCGCCAGCCGGTGCCGGTGCGTTTGAAGTAGGCATCTGCCTCCTCGCCGCTCCATCGCCGGTAGGTTCCGTCGCCGTTGGGCGCCAGGATGTCCTTGCCGTGCAGGCCGGGGTCCCATGCAGAAAAACAAAACTGCACATCCAGGTGGCCGCTCCCGTTCGCCATGGCGTCCTCGCCTCCTGTGAAACGAACACAGAGCGACGGGAAAGGAGAGTGGATGTTGGGCGGCAGCTTGTCCGATGTGGGGACGTACATGGGGAACACTGCCGGCGTTGCCAGCCTGTACTCATATCCGGCGTCCACATCTTCATCGTTTTGGGGCGGGACTTTCAGTTTGACCTGTTCGCAGACGTTGTTTTTCGCCCACTCGGCCAGCGTGTCGATCAGATGTACTACAGACATATCGCCGCCTCCTTATCCGATGTTGTTTTCCCGCAGCACGACGGTGGCGATGCCCATGTCCACCTTCCAGTCGTCCACGATGTACTCGCGCCCGTTGACGTTGAGGTTTTGACCCGCCGGTCGACGGGGAGGAAGATCCTCCACTCGGGCATAAAACAGCAGGTCGCTCTCAGCCACAGCCAGGTCCTGGCTGCCCTGTCGCGCTTTCAGTTCATCGGTGTCCATCACGATGGGGATGGTTTTCCCCTCGATACGGTACTCCTCCCCGAAAAACTCCAGGTCGAGGAACACAGCGGAGCGATCCGCTGCCACCATGTCCTTAAAGCTCATTTACTGCACCGCCTCGGCGGCGTCAAAGCTGGGAGCATCCTCGGGAGCAGTCTCGTCCTCGGCTTCGGGTTCCACCCCGGCGGCGGAGGCGTCCAGATCCACACCGTCCACCATGTTGGCTTCGATATGGGCATCCAGAGCGGCGACCATCTCTTCCTTGGTCATGCCGACCTTAAAGGTCAGACCGTTCTGGCGGGCGATCTCGCGCAGCTCTGCGACGGTGCTGTTGATGCTGTACTGAGGCACAGTGCCGACACCGTCGGGCAGATCGGCTTCCTCTGTGGGAGCGCCGACGTATTCTGCCACCTTCTGCTCCACCAGGCGGCAAGCGACCTTGTCCTCCACCTCGATGGGAGGGTCGCCGGCCTTGACCAGGTCATAGGCGGCGCCGTGCTTCCAGCCAAAAACGCCGGCAATAATACGGATCTTTTTCATTGGTTTTCCTCCCTTTTTAAGGCTGCTTTATTCGCCGACCTTGGCGGTGATAAAGCAGTTCTTCTTGTTGGGCATCAGCAGGGGACGGGAAGCCAGACGCAGCTCGCGGATGTCGGCAACCTTGTCGCTGTTATACTTGGGCACGCGCTTGCCGGCGTAGGTGTGGAACTGCTCGTCGCTCTCCAGCTGGGTGACAGCGCCATAAACGGTGCGGCCAGAAGCGGGAGCGGTCATAATGGCGGTGCCGGCGGGCAGATAGTCCTGCATGGTGCCGTCGTCGGCCTCGTACTGGGCGCCGTAGCTGATAATGTCGATCATGGTGCCGTAGACGTTCAAGGTGCCAACATAGGCAGCGCCGGCGGCGTTCAGCTCACGGGGCTGGATGTGGCCCATCTCGTAGCCGCGAATGTCCAGGAACTCCTTGACGGTGGCGTTCTTCACGACCATGGGGGCAACGTCGGGAGAGACCAGCAGCTCGGTGCAGCGGATGGCGTTCTGACGGGCCATTTTCAGCATACCGGCCAGGTCGGCATAGATGTCGGCGGCGGGGTCGCTCCAGGGAGTGGAAACGGCAAAGGCGGCGGGGTTGCTGTCGCCGTCGTAATAAAAGACCTGCTTCTCCTCGAAGTCCTCGGCGTTGTCGCCGTAGTGCTTCATGATCAGAGCGTTGGTGGTCATGACCTCGGCAGCCATGGCCTCCTCACGACGGACGATCATTTCTTCCATCTCCACCATGTCATTGGTGACGATGGCACCCTGGCGCTGCTCGGGAGTCAGATTGGCATAGATCGCCTCGCCGAAGCCCTTCTTTTTCAGATCGTCGATGGTCAGAGTGCGCTTGGGAGCGATGAAACCAGGCTCAAAGCGCTCCATGCGGTAGCCCTTACGCAGGATGGTCTTGCCGCCCACACGGGGAGCTACAAAGGGAGCCATCTTCTGGTTGCCGGACTTATACTCCACGATGACGTCATCGGTGGAGAAAATGTCGGTGGAAGGGTTGCAGCCGAAATAACGGTCACGCAGGAAGCTGGAAGCAGGTACAGCCTGCTCGATAGCTGCCAGCAGGTGATGGGTGTTGGTAATATCAAAAGCCATTGTTGTTCCTCCTTCTCGTTACAGTGCCACGGCGTTGCTCAACAGGATGCCGGCATCGCGCAGGGTTTCCTTGTCGGCGGCGGTCAGCTCGTAGCCGTCGGCGACGGTCAGCTTTTCAACGGCAAAATGGCCCTTGCGGTAGGCCACAGCCTTGACGTCCTCGGTGCCGACGACGGTGTCGTCACAAAGGACACAGTTTGCGGGAGCGTTCTCCTCGGCGCCCAGGACCACCATCTTGCTGTCGGTTTCAGACAGAGCCAGGACGGTGCCGCGCACCAGGGTCTTTTCAGCGTCCAGAGCGCGAATGGTCACGAAAAACGCCTCGGCGGCAGGGTTCAGACCGTAAAACAGTCCGTCGGTGCCGATGATCTTGCTTTCGTTCAGCTTAGACATTTTGTGTTCCTCCTTAGTGCTTGATAGCAGCCTGGATGGCTGCCAGATCCTTTTTCAGATCTTCGTTGGGATCTGCCATGGGTTCCACGGCAGGTGCGGCGGTAGCTGCCACCTGGGCAGCGGGGGCGGTCTGCTGGGACAGGCTATCCAGAACGGCTGCGCCCTGTGCAGCGTTCGCCTGGACGGCTGCCAGAGCCAGCTCTGCGGCGGTCATACGGTTCTCGCCGAACATAGCATTTCTCACCAGTTCGGCGTTGCCGATGCCGTTGCGGATGCCCTCGATAGCCTCCAGACGGGCGCGTTCATCGGCTGCGCCCTGGGCCATAGCCTCGTCCCTCGCTGCGTTTTCGAGCTGCGCCGTCAGTTCGGGGTAGGCTGCCCGCAGTTCTTCTACGGTGTTGATCATTGGGTCTAAACCTCCATTATCAATATTTCCACCCGACGGCGCTGCCGTGGGGTTGGATACGTTGTTTGTGTCCTCCACGATGTCGATGCCATCGGGCAGTGCCGTGGGCATCCACTGGGCGGACAGGCGCAGGCCGTTGACTTCCATAAAGCTCTTGTTCTGCGCCATTCTCATGTTGAGCTTGACCTCCGGCTCAATCACTTCATCGGCAAAGCCGGCGTCCACAGCCTCCTGGCCAGTGAACCAGCTCTCCTTGTCCATGTAGGATTTGATCTTGTCGGGGTCCTGGCCACCAGCCTCCGCATAGGCGGCAATGGCTGCCTTGTTGCCGGCCTCAAACTGCTTGATTACGTCCTTGAGATCCTTGACGTTGTAATAGCCAAACAGCAGACCAAGAACACCGTGGACCATGGTGTTGGATGCCGCTCTCACCTTGCGGGTGTTGCCCGCCTGGAGGATAATGCTGCCGGCGCTGGCCGCCAGACTGTCGTTGATGGTGATGATGTTGGCTTTCAGCGCCCGCAGGCGGTTATAGATTGCAAGACCGGCATAAAAATCGCCGCCCACACTGTTGATGTGGATGGTGATGTTGTCCTTGTCTGCCAGAGCATCCAGATCGCGCAGGAACTCGTCCTGTGCGATGAAGTCGCCGGGGATCGGCTCGCCGGTCCACCAGTCCACAGGGCGGGTGGCTACCACTTCGCCGTACATATTGATTTCGGCATCGTTCGCGCCCACATTGACGATGTTGTAGCATTTAGGCGGTTTATTCATTTTAGTCCTCCTCTTCGCTCGTGGGCTGCGGCGGCTCTTGCGGTTGCGGTTTCTGCTGTTGCTGCTTGTGCCCGTTGGCCTCTCTTAATTTTTCATTCTCGCTCCGCAGCTTTGCCACGTTGGCATTGTACTCGCTGCCGTTGAGACGGATGGCGGCGGCTTCGCGGGTGGTCAAGCCGTTGTCGATGGCTGCCACCTCTGCCTGCACTTCCTTGGTCGGGTCGAGCTGACCCTGGGAAGGTCCGATCCATTCGCTCTCCAGATACGCCTGCCGCAGGATGGGATCGTTGAAAAAGCCGGGGGCATGGATGCGCCCCAGAGCCACAGCCTCGGTCATCCAGATCTCGTAGACCGGGCGGCAAAAATCGTCGATCAGCCAGGTGCGGCGCATACGGAACGCTTTCCAGGCTTCCAGCAAAGCGCCACGGCTGGCACTATAGCTGGAGTTGAACGCCTTGAGCAGCAGGTCGGCAGGCACTTCCAGCGCCGCGCCGATCTGTTCACACAGAGCGCGGACGAAAGCATCGAAGCCGGTCTGAGGATGGGTCGGTGCGCCAAAGGTCACATCCTCGCCGGGTTCCAGCATATTGATGGTGCCCGGTCCCATCTCGTAGGCGTTGGGGTCTTTGTCATATTCCGGCTGCGGCACCTCGTTGAAAGGCATCTCATTGGCGCCGGCGTCGGTCTTTACAAAGGCAGTAAAAAACGACTGCACCAGAGCGGCCATGATCTCCGCCTCGGTGTATCTCCGCAGCTGGAGCAGCGGCTCCATCACCTGGGAAAGGTAGGGCACGCCGCGATACTGACCGGGCCGCTCGCTGTCCATAATGTGCAGTACGTTGGGCAGGCCGGTCTCCTTGCCGTAGGCCGGCACTCTGACGAACTCGGTCTTTTCCGCTGTGGTCTCATGGGGATAGGTGTTTGCGATATGATAGGCAACGATGGCGCCGGTTTTGTCTACCTCCACGCCGTCGTAGATATAGCCGCCGTTTTCCAGCTTCATGCTGGCCGTACTCATATAGCCGATCGTATTCACCGGGCAGCGGCAGCGGTCAGCCTCGATCAGATGGACACGGAAGCCATAGGGCCGCAGTGTTTCACGTTGCACAAAATTGACCAGACCCAGCACGTCGCCGCTTGTCAGCCAGCTCGTCAGCGCCAGCTGCTGCATACCGTAAAAGTTATTGATGCCGGTGGCGTCACAGTTTCGCTTATTGTTGGCCCACAGCTTGAACTCCGCCTCGGTGTGGCGCTGCCACTCTTCGGCCTGTTCCTGGGTAAGCCCCAGTGTCTCGTAGTCGATGGTGCTTTTCAGCCGCAGGCCCGTGCCCACCACGTTCGTCCGATTGGTGCGGATGGCGCTGGTGGCGACGGGTGCGCCCATATAGAGCATCCGACTGCGCTGGCGTAGGGTCAGCAGGTTCTCGTCGATGTCCTCCGTGGGGCTTCCGCTGTTGGGACGCATCCCCTTGAGCGCCTTGCGGGTGTAGGATGCGCCTGCCTCCGAATATCCTTTATTCATCAGCGGAGCCGCAGTTCTTCGCGCCTCCACCGATCGCACGGCACGAACCAGCGCTTTGTGTCTTTCCCTTGCACTGGGCTGCTGTTTTTTTTCTTCCAAGGGTCTGCCTCCCTTCTCTTAGTCTCGCGGGATCACGCCCACGGCTTTGCGGCGTCTGCCGCCGTTCTCCAGAGCCACCAGACTATCCAGTTCTTTTTCCATGGCGGTGATCTCTTCCTTGAGCTTCGTGATGTCGAAGCGGGTCAAGTTTCTGGAGCCTATGGTGTACGACTGGACTTGGCCGTCCACCAGCGCCAGATATGCCTTTCGCAGGTCAGCCAGAGCCGTGCGGCGGAAGGTGATCCGCGCCCGCAGTTCGGTTTTGTCCATGTGGTTCCTCCTTTACCAGTCGCCCATAGAGGCGCTGCTTTTGTTGACCTTCGGCCTTGCTCGGCGCGGGGTCTGCTGTTGGCGCG